TGCACAGGATTACGGAATGACTGCTAAGTCTTTTAACCGGTTATTGGAGGAGTTGAAGATACAGAGAAAAGTAAACGGGCAATGGATCCTGTATTCGCCGTACATAACTCAAGGGTATGTGCATAGCAAATCGGTCCCCATTATGCACAAGGATGGGAGCAGAGATTCGGTTTTAAATACTGAATGGAGGCAGAAAGGCCGAATATTTCTGTATGAGAAGTTGAAAAAGGCCGGGGTGTTACCGCTTATTGAAAGGAATTGAGTTTGATTTTTAATTTAAAATAAAGGATTATGTGTACAGATAAAGAAAAATCGTGAAATGAGCTATTTCAGCTCATTTTTTATCATTTTTTCAACATTTTATTTCTCATTTCCTCTATACCTTCTACTGTATTCGGATATACCGTCCACCCCCTTCTTAATAAAGAAAGAAGAGAATCGCATTTTTCATTAACAATAGCGTTATTTACTTCTTTGTAAGTTGATTTTAGTGATCTGTATTCGTTATAAGAGATTCTTCTTACATCACTGAGGCAGACTTCATCGTCACCACCAAAACCGACGATGGTACCTTCATAGTAGTATTTTTTACGACCATAAGCACCGGAAACGGCAAATGAGCCAACTTCTTCCATATAACCTACCTGAGCCATTGAAACCCCACACTCATACTGTCTTGTTTGAGTATTAAATGATCGCCCGCATTCAGGAGCTTCACCGTATCTGTATCCTACTATTTTACTACCTATGATGTCCATGTCTTGTTTGTTTTTTGATTACACTACAAAGATACGACTTTTTTATTTGAATGCAAATTTGCATTCAAATATTTTTCGGGAAAAGTAGATATTTAACATTTTGATGGTAATTCAATGCCTCAAATCCCGCCTAAATTACCATCAGACCAAATCAACTATTTTTCCGAGCGCATTCGCTATATTTTCAAGCAAATCGAGTCGGGGCGAAAATTTCCCCGCTTCGATCCGGTACACGGTACTTTGGGCTATGCCACAACGCGCCGCGAGATCGCGTTGTGATAAGCCCGCTTGTTTTCTTAAATCTTCAATCCTTCGACCGATGCGTATTCGGTCGCTTAACTCGTAATTATCTTCCATTTTGTTCAATATTTTCTATTTATTAGTTGTTCTACGGCTTTTACATAAGGAGCTGCCTTTTGTCTCTCCATATAAGCCACATATTGTTTGGCAATATGTGCTTCCAGCCTATCGGCTTCTCGATCGGCCTCAGGAGATATTTTTCTCAATTCAGGTATATTGTATGTTGTCCCGTCAACGACATACGCAAAACCGTTTAACGTGGCTGTCCATCCGTTTACCTCAAATTCAAAATCACTGATTTTGCCCGTGTGGACAAGTTCTATTGCCTCTTCTAATGTCGGGACTGTTTCTTCTTCCTGCTTTTCAGGTTCGTTTTCAGCAAATTCGAAAACTACGGCCGAATTAAACTTTGATTGTCTTCTACCCGAATAGCAAGCACTTGTGAAGTTGGAATAAAACTCGTCAAACTCAGCCTGAGAAGCGAAGTCCTTAGACCATGTTTTCGTAGAAGGGTCGTAAACGAATCCTTGGTTTTTCAGGCTTTCTTTTGCATTGAATGTGTTTTTAACTGCAATTGCTTTCATTTCCTTACGCCGCTTATAGGTTGCCGCCCTGTTCTAATTGTTTGTTTTTTGATTACACTACAAAGATACGACTTTTTTCTTTGACTGCAAATTTGCAGTCAAATATTTTTCGGGAAAAGTAGATATTTAACATTGTTTGTATATTTAGCACAGGATATCTGCACTATACAATTGTGTTATCAAAAATAGACGTATATTTGCGGTGATTGTGAAAATGATAACAATTCATACTCATACTTATGAGTATGAATTGCATGTTTCGGGGATGGCGATTAAAAGGAAAAGATAATTTCAAATTATTATGTATATACTGATATTTGTAGCAATTATTGTTGTTGTTTGGATTGTAATTAAGGTCATTACTGTTTTTGATCTCATTTTTGGGGGACAATCATCTGGGGATCGATCAAGAAGTGATTATCAAAGCCGATATGATGATTATGATGTGACTTATGGTGATGAAGATTATCTTTCCGGTTATTATAGTGGATTTGTAGATCAAGGATATGACTGTTTTGAAATCAAGGGAACATCATTTCGTGGATTAAGCAAGAGCGATGTAGGCACTTTTGATGGGAAAGCCATTGCTGAGACAAATAATATATACGATAATTATGCAATTGCTATATATGGTAATTATGGAAAACTTTTAGGGTATATTCCAAAAGGTCAAAAAGATATACATCAATATATATTGAGCAAAGGTGGTGAAGCAAGAGCTGTAGGTTATATCAATGGAAATAAGAAATTTTTTTGGGGAAAGGCATATGTTGAATTTGATTATAATGCATGGGCTGAATTGCTCCCTGAAGAGGAAAGGGTTTATGCACGAGCTAACCTAAGAGAGCATTATATGATTGTTTCTGATATCGATGCAAAGAAAGGGATATTCTATGGAACAGCAAAACCTATGGTGGGATTAAATGAGCCTTTCCCGATAGGTATATACAATGAGGAAGGTGTAAAAATTGGTGTTGTTATTGGTGAAATGCGTGTTTATTTTACTATTAAGTTAAAAGAAAATGGTGAGGTTCCTGTATGGGGTAGAATTGGGCGATCTGAAAGTTTTGTTTACATACCTGTACTTTGCGGTCCTAAAAAAATTGCGAATGCAAAAGCAAAATTTGAGGAACAATTCAAAAAATAATTTGCTTTTCTAAAATCTTTGTGCCACCTTTGTAGTGCGAAATACACATATAGGCACTGCAAGCGAGCAGGCAAAGGGAGAGTAGAAGGCATTGGCAGTTCTATCATAATCCATTCATATATCCCTGATATATGTGTGTTTCGCGACCTTAGGATTATATAGAGCTGCTTTTTTTATTTATTCATCAAATGCGAAACACGGATGAAACAAACAATCTCAGCTGCTGGTACGCCTGTACCTGCATCCGTAAAGCTCGGAACAATCTTTTCATGGGCAATGCTTTTTGCCTTAGTCATAAATCTTAAGAAGCGTCTGCCGGAACCTTGGCAAGATGTAATCCCTGTTGAAAAAGTAGAAGATGTAAAGATGTGCATCCTACTTATCCTATGTTTTTTCTTTGTATTTGTACTTGCCGGAGCATATGATGTAATGAATGGAGGGGAAACATTATGAGTAAGTTGATGAAAAACAGTATTTCTTCGGATGTGAAGTTGTACTTTGAAGAAATCATGAATTTACAGGCTTCCGGCAATGATTTTCCGGTAAATTTAGACGATGTTTGGCCTTTGGTATATAGTAGAAAAGATAAAGCTGTAAGAGCTTTGGAGGATAGCGATTTATTTATACAAAATACTGATTATCAATTTTTCCCCCAAAATGGGGAAAAATCGGGAAGAGGTCGAAATGCTGATGAATACTACCTATCTATCCCCTGCCTTGAATATTTCATTGCCCGAAAGAAGCGCGAAGTCTTCGAAGTATATCGTCAAGTCTTTCACCGTGCCATGAACCCACAATCAATGTCAAAGGCAGATGCGATAGTCGATACAGTCCAGCACATTATGTCACTACCGTTGGACAATGAGGCGAAAACGGAACTGATCCAGCGAATCAACAACGACGGGAGCCGGGCTTTACCGGAAGGTAAAGGCTTAACACTTCCTCCGGCTGCCGGTGATGGAATGATAAGTGCAACCAGGTTGCTTCGCAAGCATGGTGTTACCATAAATGTAGAGTATTTTAACGATGTGCTTTGCAGTATAGGGTATATGGAAAGAGTGAATGCCGGATGGCGGAGCTATTGCGTGTTGATAGATGAAGGTCTGAAGTATGGCCGGAACAAGCCGAATCCCTACTATCGTGGCCGCACGATGCCGGTATATAGTGAAGATACATTTGGGGAGTTACTTAATGTTGTTTTTAGTTGCATTGATTTTGAATAGGAGGAAATGTTATGGTAGAATATGATTATGAAGTTTTCGATAAAATGATAAACACCCAGTATAAAGTTGATGAAATATGTGATGCACTTGGAGAGTTAACATACAACTATGTCCGGTCTTTAGATGTGGATTATGTGGATCAGTTTAAAGATGATATAACGTTTATTGAGTTTTTATTGAAAGCGTTTAAGAGCTTGAAGAAGCAGACAGACGGAAATAACAAATAAAAAAAGTTAATTTGTTTTTCCAAAATTGCAAATGATTTTGATTATTTTATAGCCTCTTTTCGTAAGAGGCTATTTTTTGTATATTGTATGATTTTTATATCTTCTTTTCATATTTTTTTATTCTAATTTTAGTTATCAAATAAACTGTTCAAATATACAGTTAAAGTAATAAGTATCAGTGTGTTAATCTTTGTTCATGATGTTGCATATATCAAATAAGTATCTGTATTTTGTGAAAAAATGCGGAGAATGGAAAGCTTATTGGGTATATTTAAACGCAAGGTTTCCTCTTTTAAAACAAGAAGTTCGAGAGGATCTTTTGACAGCATGGGAAACGGATTATCTTCTATTTCTTCATTCCGTTCTGCCTTATCATCTGTAAACACAGAACAAGCAATGCGTTTCACTGCCGTATATGCGGCAATCCGTCTTCGTTCTGAGACGGTAGCTTCCCTACCTAAAACCGTTTTTTCTATCGACGAAACCGGGCGGCATGATGCCCGTAAGCACAATATATACAAGCTGATAAAATACAAACCCAACGGCTGGATGAATGTGTTTACTTTTTGGGAATACACTAATTCATGTTTGGAAGGTTGGGGGAATGCTTTTGTTATTATCCGTCGGGATATGAAAGGTGATCCGGTGGAATTGATACCGGTCCATCCCCGGTTAGTGAGTGTTGTGTTTAGAAATGCACGTAAATGGTATATTGTGGCCGGTAGCCTTTTTTTCGACGGGACCTATCCGGATGAAGACATGTTGCATTTTTTCGGGATGTCAGAAGATGGAATTACAGGCGTAAATCCCATTGTTTACAACGCTGCGGCTATTAGTAGTGGCATTTCCGCTCAGTCTTTCGGAAATGAATTTTTTGAACAGGGAGGAAATGTGAAGGCTGTTCTTGAAACAGATAAAGTGATGGGGGCTGATGTTGCAGCCGATTTTGCTAAGAAATTTAATCAGACAAAAAATTTCGGCACGCCTATTCTTGACCAGGGTGTAAAGTATAAACAGGTTGGTATCGCTCCGGAGGCTGCTCAGATGCTGCAAACACGCACATTCGCTTTGCAGGATATCGCCAGGATATTTAATCTACCTCCTCATATGTTGGCTGATTTATCAAGAGCGACATTTTCAAACATAGAACATCAAGATATCCAATACGCTAAGTATTCTATTCGCCCATCCGTTAAGCGGTATGAGCAAGAAATGGACAGAAAGCTGTTTTTTGAGGATGAATTAGGCAGGTACGAAACCAAGTTTAATTTGAACGGGTTGATGCGTGGAGATATGACAAGCCGGTCAAATTTTTATCACAATGCGGTTTTGGATGGCTGGTTATCCCGTAACGAGGTGCGCGAAATGGAAAATATGAACCGGATGGATGGACTTGATGATATGTTGTATCCAGGCAACGAAAATATTGTAGGAAAAGAAGTATTACCAAAGGAAAAAGTAAGCAAATGAATAGAAAAGAGGCCGAAAAAACAAGAACCGTGCAGTTCGTATTTTCAGATGAAACCCGCGACACATATGGAACAGTCCTGTCGGCAGACAAATGGGATTTGAAACGTTTCAATAAGATAGGAGTTGCATTTTACAATCATAACGGTCGAAGTAGTGATCCTGACCAAACGATCGGCACTGCCCGTGCTTGGATAGAAGATAAAAAACTGGTGGGGGAAATTCGTTTTGAAGCGGAAAATTTGAATCCATTGGCGGACAAAGTTTTTAGAAAAGTGCTGGCCGGTACGCTTCGCGGCGTATCTGTGGGTTTCATGCCTTTAGAACGTGGAAAGTTTGGTGAAGGGGATGAAGCTTTAGGTGGCAAAAATGAAACCTATTATTTCGGTCGTTGCGAATTGCTTGAGATATCTGTTACTCCTCTTCCTGCTAATAAAAATGCCTTGGCAAGATCTATAGGAACAGATCCTATTGGGGAGACGATGGAAAGGATGTCAGCAGATGGAGATATCTGTACGATCGAAGACCAGGAACCGGATATCAATGCTAATAATGACCAAAAAGAACGTGAGGCTGACAAAGACCGGGCCTTGGCTCTTGATCTTATGTGCCGTACTGCAATAACTATGTCAAATTGTTAAACATCAATATATAAGCGATATGAGAAAGAAACATGAAGTAACGAGGGAATTGGAGCAGGAAAGAACCCGAATGAACGAGCTTTTGTCAGATAAAGACA